TGGAAGACTTGTATACCTAGCCCGTTGCTCTATCAACAATTGTGCCCCTGTAGCATCATACGCAGTATTCAAATCTAATGATAAAATAGGGCGTACGGTGCGGATGACTGCTATTTCTGCATTAGCAGCATCAATGTATCCCTGAACAATACTATTAGAGAACGATCCTGTACCGGGAGGGTAAGCGATTGTTAAAGTAGGAACTGAACCTGAGGTAGCCGGAAAAGTAAGTCCATTGATAGATGTAACTCTACCAAAGTTAGTAATATTTGCATCATCAGTTCCTATAGAAGACGTAGGGGATGCCCAACTACAAGTTACTGTCGGCGCTGATGCACCTTCTCGCCCATATCCTCCGCCTGAATCAGTGAGAGTTATACCTGATATAGAATAGTTGCCAAATCCATCTGGCCCGGTATATTGTACTGAGGCGGTTGCAAGTTCCCAAGTAACTGCGAGATACAATTGTTTATAGATGTTATATAGCGTAGCTGTTTCTATCGTTTGAATGCCTGAATAAATGTCTTGCCACATATACGGCAACCCGGACATACAACCAAAAAAGTCACTCATCGTATACGTGCCGGAGGCACCGCTACCCAGTGCTGTTAAATTGTGTCCTGCCGCCGCTAGCGGTATGTTGGTAGGAACATTGGTCCCGTTAACCTGATCCAGCCCTTTAGTAGTCTCAATTGAGTACACTACCTGTGCAAAATTTTCAAAATTAACTGCCCTAATGTTTCTAATTTGTTGCATAGAAGCTGAGAACGCTCCCGCACTAGTGGCGATATCATCAGGCAATATGCCCTCTAAGAAGGATCCAAACCCCTCTGCTGCTACTTGAAAATTTAATGATTCAGCCATTGTGATTGATACTTTCTAAAACGGTCCGCCACCACTGTCACCATTATTAAAGGGGGCAGCAGTGTAGGTACCGGTGAACGCTGTTCCGGTTTGCTCTTGCTCTCCACCAGATATGATTTGTTGAACTATATCTATTACAGGGGTATTTGGCGGGGCATCTATTATTGCGTTGATAATTTCAGGCTCGATAGAAGGCGGGATAATTATCGGTGGTAGTCCTGGTGGAACAACGGTGCCGACAATTGCTTTAACTTCCGGAGATTCTATTCTAATGCTAACTGCATTCTCTTCAAATATCGGATAATATGTTTTACTATTTGTAGGGCCAGGATTGGCATTATATATAGGAACAGTAAGTGATCGGTATGAGTTTGGGAATATTTTTTTAATATTCAGCAAGTCGGCCAATGAGTCTAGCCCCTCTGTTTTACAATTTAACGGGACTAATATATCTGCCAAGTCTTGACCAACAATTATTAAAAATGCGCCGTATATCCGTTGTTCTTGTTCCTTGCTAATAGAAGCTGCTGTGCCCCTGGTAATAGCATCAATTTCGGAACTGATCAATCCAGCCGATAGCAATGCCACACTCAGTGATTGTGTTTGCGCATTGTATTTTTTAATAGTTTGTAACAATACCGAAGGTAATCCAAACTTCAAAATCTTTGATAGATCAATAATTTTACCAGCAGTAATACAATCTTGACCAAATGCAGTTGTTGACAAGCTAACACCAGTGATATCAGCACTTATCAAATCATTCATATTGCTGTAGGTGCCTTCTAAGAAGGTTTGTCCTTGCTTCATCGCATTGATAGCAGTGTTAGAATAGCGTACAAATCCATCAAGTGTTAAGAAGGATGATACAAAATCTTTGTATTCTGGCATTCCGGCGCCGGCTGGTATGCCATTCCAATTAAACTCATTCCAAGCCTGCAATGCTGGTAATCGTAAGTAACCCCACTGAGTTACACTTTTGTTCGCATTATTAGTGTTGTAAGGTATCCAAGTTGCGCTTTGTCCTTGCCCAGTATCGCCTACTTCACTATATCCAGTAGTAGCTTCACCTTGCCATCTAGCTGAGGGATCGGATACTATGTAAGTAGTTGGTTTACTATCACCTAATGCCGGTATCGTGCCAGCCCCAATTGAAATTAAATTGTCATAGGTTGATGTTCCGGTGGGGGTCTGCGCCACCACTCCTCTAGTATAAGCATCATTGATTGCATAAGCAAGAAGCCGAAGACAAGTTCCTCCAACCACAGTGCCCATTGTGTAATCAGTGTTTGTTTTGCTAGTGCCCATATAACCCTGAGCGACCGGATTAATGTAAAACCCTACATTTTGTAATAGGGATCCGTTTACATTAACGCCCAGTGGGCTTTGTTTACCAGACTGGCTCATGGGCAGAATACGTCCGGGCTACCTTCAATAATCGTGTGACCACAGGTATTACCTGAACCTACTCGTAAGACAGGGTCACCCTCACAAATAACAGTGGGGCTACCATCTGTAGTTTGTGCTGCCTGATGTGGCGGGTGTGGTTTTCTTCCAAACGGGGCGTGCGAGGTGATTGCGCTGAGATGCAGTCCCACGGGAATTCCATTAGCAAACACCGTACCTGCTCCCCTGATTATGGTTCCACCGGTAGTGTTTGCATCACCTTGTCTACTTAACTGTGCCATATGTCTATATTGTCTTTCTATAGTATATTTATGCTAAATAAAAGTGTAGTTCGCGGAATTAGCGTTCCCAACTACTCTAACGCTATTTAAGGAGCAATCAGTATGAATATTTATTCAAAATCAAACCCGCCCTCAGGGTTTTATGTTTACGCATATCTAAGAAAAGACGGAACACCTTATTACATTGGTAAGGGCTCTAATGCGCGTGCTTGGATTAAGGGAAAAGTCGAAATTCATCTTCCGACAGACCTTTCCCGTATTGTAATTTTAGAATCTGGAATGTCTGAGGATTCCGCATTTACACACGAAACAACTCTAATAGAGGCATATGGTCGTAAAGATATAGGTACAGGTATATTACGAAATAAAACAGATGGGGGTGATGGATTACGAAATATGGTTCGCACTAAAGAATGGTGTGATAAGATTAGTACTGCATTGACCGGAATAACTCGTTCTTCAAAAAGCTTAGAGAAAATTCAATTAAGTAAAAAGAATAACGGGACACATCCATCTGACAAATTAATAATTGATAAGACAAATAACACAAAGACCTCTAATAACTCGCATCCTAGTAACCCAAACATACAAGCAAAACGACAGAATACTATGCTATTAAATGGAACATCTCCTGACTGTCAATCTGTTAAGGATAAAAGAAAAAAGACAATGGAATTAAATCAAAGTATTAATTTTAGAAATAATAATCCTAATAATATTAAAAAGACTTGTCCACATTGTTTAAAAACAATGGGCAAGCCTAGTTTAAATAGATGGCACGGTGATAAGTGTAAGTTAGCCTAGTATAATTTTCTTATCAGGAATTTTTAGGCCAGTGGTCGCTTCCAAATATTTTAGTTTTACATTGTCATCGGTTGCTGCTACAATTGAAATACTTTTAGTGTTTAACATAAATTTACCTTTTGGATCCGCAGTGAACACACTAGGCACTAAACCTAAACCCTGTGGACCCGGAGCAATTGACACGGGTTCCTCTACCGTAATAAATCCGTTCATATCTGTGTCGCCTACTACTTTGGCTATTAATTCCTCACCACTGTTAAGTTTTAAGGTAACTACTGTTCCTATTGTGAATTTCATTGTATTCCTTTTAATCTGCTAATTTTTGTTTGAGTTCAGTGAACCCACCCACAAGTTCTCCATCAAGGAAAATTTGTGGTACCGTGCGGGCATTTGGTACTGCCTCTAATAATTCTTCTTTTGTGTAACCATCGCCTATTTTGCGTTCTTCAAAGGGGATACCTTTTTGTGTTAGTAATGCCTTTGCTTGATCGCAAAAGGTACAATGATATTTTGACCAGATAATTGCTTTCATTTTATTTCCTTATAGTGCGGGTAATTCATCATAGTGTAATGATTCACTCATCACTCCCATAACATAATTCGTGCTTTCTGTTTCCTGAAGAGCAGACTGTTTTTTACTTGTGTCAGTATGTTTATTAAACCACGGAATAGGAGTAGTTTTGGGTGAGATAGTTTGATACTTGATTCCAATTTCTTTCAATGCACCCATTGCAGTGTAATCCACAAAGTCTTTGAGAATATTTGCATTTAGTCCAATCACCGGACCTTTGTTGAATAGATAGTCTGCCCATTCTTTTTCTTCTCTGATGACATCCATATAAAGCTGATAGACTTCGTGTTCGCATTCTTGTTTAATGGCAGCAAATCGATTGTCATCTTTGATAACTTGATTGATCAAGTAAGCTGTCCAACCTTTGTGTAGCAGTTCATCTTGCAAGATTAAACTGATGATGTTACCATTACCCATAAAGAGTTTATTCTCAACCATTGCCAAGCTAGTAGCAAATGACACCATAAATCTAAATGCTTCTAATGCATAGCTAGCGTGTAATGCCATCCAAATTGCTTTAATATGCTCACTTTCTACTACTGGTAGATGTAATTGTTTTTTACAGTTGAGGATATGCAATGCTTCATAGTAGTTACCCACACTTGAAGCCATATCAATGATTTCTTTAGTGTCATGGATTGTATTAAACACATCCTTTGGAACATTATAGATATTACGAATGATATGACTATAGCTCTTACTATGAATATTTGTTTCAAAGAAGGTCCAATTATAAATCAATGCTTCAAGTTCTGGCAAGGATATTACAGGAGCGAATACTTGACTAGGACCACGACCTTGTAAGCTGTCTAATGCGGTTTGTCGCAATAGATTGCTAGTAAATATATGCTTTACTGCGGCGCCGGCGTCCTTGAAGTCATTCGCATCTTTGCTTAAGCTAATCTCTTCTGGTTGCCAAAAGAAACCACGGGCGGTTTGCTCAAAATCAGCAATCTTGGGATACTTGACTTCCTCAAACCTTTGGATGGTCACCGGACCAGCAGGGTCCAGGAACATTTTACGGCGCAGATAATCTGTTTTAGTGTTTAGGTTGTATTGTTCTTGTGACATTTTTAAATTATTTTCATTTATAATAATATTCTTTAGGGTGTTCTAATTTTATATTTTCAAAGTTGCTAAAATCCCAAACACTAGTAGTAATCTTTTTATACATACACTCTGCTACAAATTGGTTAAATTCAGTAGGCAAATGAGCTGCCATTATAGCCGGTATCTCTTGCTCCCATTTTCTACTACTAATATCAATATTCAATAGTTCTTTGCATCTTAATACATAATTAAACATACAATGTTCTTTAGGTAGTTTATATTTTGTGCGTTGATCATTCGTAAATGATTCTTCGAAACAAGGGAATAATATAACTTTATTGTCCAATACTGATATTTGATTAATCATTAGCTCTGATGCGGTAACTAAAAATTCTTGATCAGATGATATATACCATCCCATAAGGTCATCTAACATTCTTACATCAATTGGTAATAGATTTTTAATTTTTTCCTTTTTGTACATTTCAACGTGATTTAAAGTAGCACACAATACTTCTTCATTGTTAATATTGATAGTTTTTGTATACCTATATGGATTAGTTACTAAAAATATGTTGATATCATTTTTATGATAATTATTCAAAAATTTTTTATAGGAATAATACACTGAGGTACCTGCCCAACTATAGTGGGTTACATTACTTTCTGTAAATTTTTTACCTAACATAACACTCCAATTTAATTCAGGATAATTATCATTTACACTAGCAAAACTATCTCCGTAAATACCTATATTCATAATTTGCAACTTTCGCAATCTTCTTCATCATCAAAATTAATAGG